CTACGGCTGGTGAAACAATCAACGGTTCGCTTAGACTTCTAGGTGTTCTGGCAGAAGGCGAAACTCCATCGGCTGAAACGTCGCAGGACGCACTGCGCGCCATGAACCAGATGATTGATAGCTGGAACACTGAGCGCCTCGCTGTCTTCTCGACACAAGACCAAGTCTTCACGTGGCCTTCTGGCGTACTTAGCCGCACGCTTGGGCCAACCGGCAACTTTGTTGGCAACCGTCCCATCTTGCTGGATGACGCTACGTATTTCAAAGACCCTAGCAGTGGCGTTAGCTACGGCATTAAAATGATTAACCAGCAGCAGTATGATGGCATCGCGGTCAAGACCGTGTCCTCTACGTTCCCGCAAGTTATCTTTACCAACATGACGTATCCTGACATTGAAATGTTTATCTACCCGCGCCCAACGCGCGATCTGGAATGGCATTTTATTTCGGTTGAAGAACTGACACAGCCAGCAACGCTTGACACAGTCCTTTCGTTCCCGCCCGGCTATCTGCGTGCGTTCCGCTATAACCTAGCGTGCGAACTAGCGCCTGAGTTTGGCGAAGAACCGTCGCCACAAGTTCAGCGCATAGCCATGTATTCCAAGCGCAACCTGAAGCGCATCAACAATCCTGATGACATCATGTCGATGCCATACAGCCTTATTGCATCGCGCCAGCGGTATAACATTTTTGCAGGAAACTACTAATGAAGACGCCCATACTGGGCAGCGCGTATGTGGCCCGTTCAATAAACGCTGCCAACGCGCGCATGATAAACTTGTTCCCAGAAGTGGTGCCAGAAGGCGGCATAGAGCCTGCGTTTATCCAGCGTTGCCCCGGCTTGCAGTTTCAGCAAACTATTGGCGATGGCCCGATCCGCGGACTGTGGGCGCACCAAACGCAAGGCACTGATTTCTACGTTGTATCAGGGTTTGAAGTCTACAAACTGTCCAGCCTGACCGGAACACCTGTTAAACTGGGCGACGTAACTGGCACCGGCCCTGTATCTATTGCTGACAACGGTTTGCAGATTTTCTTTGCCTGCAATCCTGACGCATACATTTACACTGAGTCAACCAACACGTTTACGCAAATCACCGACCCTGACTTTCCGGGCGCGGCTACTGTTGCGTACTTAGATGGCTATTTTGTGTTTAACGAACCAGATAGTCAGCGAATTTGGGTAACGCAAATTTACGACGGTTTTGAAGTTGACCCGTTGGAGTTTGCCAGCGCCGAAGGTAGCCCTGACGGCGTTGTGGGCCTGTTGGTAGATCACCGCGAATGTTGGGTGTTTGGCACCGACTCGACAGAAGTGTGGTACAACTCTGGTGGTATAGATTTCCCGCTGTCACCAATCCAAGGTGCGTTCAACGAAATCGGTTGCGCGGCACCAGCGTCTATCGCTAAAATGGACAACACTGTGTTCTGGTTGGGCGCTGACGCGCGCGGCCAAGGCATCATTTATCGTGCGTCTGGCTATAGCGCGCAGCGCATATCAACGCACGCAATTGAATGGCAAATCCAAAACTACCTAACCATGAGCGACGCTATAGGCTACACCTACCAGCAGGACGGCCATGCGTTCTACGTCCTGTCGTTTCCTTCCGCAGATGAAACGTGGGTGTATGACGCCGCCACTGGCGCATGGCACCAGCGGTCGTCTTACTCTGCCATTGCGCCGGGTGAAGGTGCGTTTTACGGCGAAGCGTTTTATGACGGCGCATTCTACGTAGCGTTGCCGCTTACACCTTCTGGCGTTAGCGGTGCATTCTCACGCCATCGCAGCAACTGCCAGTGTAACTTTCAAGGCAATATCATCGTAGGTGACTACGCTAACGGCAACATCTACACGTTTGAACTAAACGTTTTTGCGGACAACGATATAGCGCAGCGTTGGTTGCGGTCGTGGCGCGCGCTGCCGACAGGCCAGAACAATCTCACACGTACAGCAAACCATAGCTTGCAGCTTGAGTGCGAAACAGGCGTTGGCCTAAACGACGGCCAAGGCGACGATCCGCAGGCCATGCTCCGCTGGTCCGACGATGGCGGCCATACATGGTCCAACGAACACTGGGCGTCTATGGGCAAGATCGGCGCAACAGGCACCCGCGTCATATGGCGCCGGCTTGGTATGACGCTGAAGCTGCGCGACCGCGTCTACGAAGTGTCTGGCAGTGATCCTGTCCGTATTTACTTGACAGGCGCTGAATTGCAACTGAGCGGCACAAATGCCTAACACTCAACTCACCCGTATCCCCGCGTCGCGTGTGCCGGTTATTAATGTATCAAGCGGCATAATGACGCGTGAGTGGTACAGGTATCTGTTTAACCTTTTTACTATAACTGGCGGTGGTCAAGCTAACTCGGCAGCAAGTTCGTCTTTAGGGCAAGACTTGGCGCCGCTGTACACGCCGCAACTTGAAGATAAACGCCACGGCGTGTTCTTTGACACGACCACGCAAACCGCCGCCGTTGTCAATACGGCGTATCCAATTACGTTTAACACCACAGACATAACTGATGGCGTTTACATTGGCACACCTACATCGCGCATTTATGTAGACCGCATAGGCACTTACAACTTTCAGTTTTCCGCGCAGCTTAACAAATCATCTGCCAGCGCCGATCACGTTTACATATGGTATAGTGTCAATGGTGTTAATGCGGCAAACTCTGCTGGAAAAGTAACTTTAGCCGGAAGCGACGCAGCAGTTGTCGCCGCATGGAATTATGTGGTAGATTTAAACGCAGGCGATTATTTTGAACTGGTTTTTTCTACTGATGATATAGATTGTCAAATTATTGCAGTGGGCGCTGCTGCCCCTGTCCCCGCAATTCCGTCCATTATCCTGACGGTTACTGATAACTTTAATTGAGGCTTAGCTATGACTGTTCTTGCTCAACAACCTAAAGCACAATTCTTCGATGCTAACGGTAGCCCGTTGGTCGGCGGCAAGGTCTATACCTATGCAGCCGGTACATCAACGCCGTTGCAGACATACACTGATGCGTCGGGGGCTACACCCAACACCAATCCAGTTATTCTGGACTCCCGCGGCGAATGTAACCTGTGGTTCTCTACTGCGTCCAGCTACAAAGTAGTCTTGGAAACTTCTACCAACGTGTTGCAATGGACCGTTGACAACATTGCGACCTACGGCACCGTTGCCAGCCAGAACTCCAACAACGTGGCTATCACCGGCGGCACGATCAGCGGCGTTACAATTACAACATCCACCATCACTGGCGACATATCGGGTAACGCTGGCACTGTGACAAACGGCGTCTATCTGACAGCCACCCAAACGTTGACAAACAAGACCATCACAGGTCTGGCGTCGGCGTCAACCGTCAATGACAGCCTAGGTACAGGGTTCACTATCGGCTACCGCAGCATCCCGCAGAGCCTGAACACAACCGCCGCCGCTTCCGACATAGGAAAGCATCTGTATGTGTCTGCAACCACCACAGTCCCGTCGGGCGTGTTTGTAGCAGGAAACCTGTTTTATGTGGTCAACAGCAGCGCCAGCACCGTGACGCTCACACAGGGCGCTGGAACGACGCTACGGCTTGGCGGCACTGCAACCACAGGCAGCCGCACCATTGCTGCCTACGGCGTCGCTAACGTGCTGTGCGTCGGTACTGAAACTTTCTACGTCACCGGCAACGTAACCTGATAGGATAGGCTCATGCCAATTATTGCAGCAAACATAATCCCCGCTAAGAATATGGAGAACGCCCAGACAATACAGTATGTGGCGGCTGGCGTCACGACTATCATTGACAAGTTCACGGCTACCAACTTCAGCAGCGGCATGGTCGATGTAAGCGTCAACTTGGCAGCGGTTAGCGAAGCTACGGGTAACAGCAACCTGATCGTCAAGACGCGGACGCTGCAACCCGGCGAGACTTACACCTTTCCAGAAATCGTAGGTCACATCCTGCCATCCGACGGGTTTGTCTCTACGCTTGCGTCAGCGGCAGCGGCAGTCAACTTGCGGGCGTCCGGGCGCGAGATTAGTTAATGCCGCCGTTCGTCGTATTCTCTTTACCTAGGTCGCGGTCAGCTTGGCTGTCCCAGTTTCTGACTTACGGTGAATGGGTGTGCGGCCACGAAGAGTTACGGCATATGCGTAGCATTGACGATGTGCAGGCATGGTTCTCGCAGCCTAACATCGGCACCGCGGAGACAGCCGGTGCGCCTTGGTGGCGGCTGCTAGACAAGTTTGCGCCCCACGCCCGCGTTCTGGTTGTACGCCGTCCGCGCGACGAAGTTGCCGAAAGTCTGACGAAGATAGCCGGCACGCAGTTTGACCGCGCTGGTCTTGACGCGCTACTGCTGAAGCTGGACCGCAGCCTAGACCAGATCGAGGCGCGACTACCTAACGTCTTGTCAGTGTCGTTCGACAGCCTAAATGAAGAAGACACTTGCGCGGCAGTGTTTGAGCATTGCCTACAGCAGCCGCATGATCTTGACCACTATGCGCGTATGGCACCTGTCAACATCCAAATCAATTTGCCTGCTATGCTGCGCCACTACGACGCATACGCGCCCGCGATGGAAAAGTTGGCGTCGATTGCCAAGCACCAGACGATAACGGCGCTGGCGCCCAAGGTTAATGAGCCGCCCGAAGGCGTCACCTTCCAGACAGAAGACTTTGATAGTTGGGTGCGCGACGCCGACAGTCTGTTTGACGAGCATCTTATTCAGGTAGGCGAAACACCGGGCAACTGGCAGAATAAAAACTTGCCGCTTATGCGCGCACTGGATGACGTTGGCGCTATGCAGATAATGACTGCGCGGTGTAATGGCCGTATGTTTGGTTATCTGATGACGTTAATAGCCCCATCGTTGACTTCGCCTGACATTCTGTCCGCGACAAACACTACATTCTTTGCGTCGCCAGAGTTCCCCGGTTTAGGGTTGAAGTTGCAACGTGAGGCAATTAAAGAGTTAAAAAATAAAGGTGTTGACGAAGTCTTTTTTGAGGCAGGCAAAAGGGGTTCTGGTCCCCGTATTTCTATGCTATATAAGCGCCTAGGCGCGCAAAATCACGGTAGTGCATACCGTTTGCAACTGAAGGAAGCGTAAAATGGGTTTAGCAGCAGCAGCAGCAGTAGTCGGGACGGCAGTAGTCGGCGGCGTCGTATCTGCTAAAGCGTCCAGCAGAGCCGCTCAAGCGCAAGTGACCGCGTCTAACACTGCGGCAGTAGCGCAAGAACGCGCAGCGGCGTTGGCTTTAGAAGCACAACGCACCGCGTCGGCTGAGTCCGTTGCAGCGGCAAAGGAAGCGGCAGCCATAGCGCAGCAGGCGCAGAGTGAAGCAAATTTTCAGGCGCAAAATTTGGAGCGCCTGCGCTACACCGAAACGCGCGGCGCAGACGAACGGGCGTTTACTGGCGCGCAAGCAGCCGCGGATAGAGGCTTCACCGACGCTCAAGGCGCATACAATACTTCGTTTGCCAACGCGCAGGCGGCTAGTGATTTGGGTTACAGCACCGCACTAGCCGACGCCAATAGAGGTTTCGACACCGCACGAGGCGATGTTAGTGCGGGCTACGGCGCCGCCATGTCCGGTCTTAATAAGGGGTATGACACTGCCCTAATTGATGCCAACAGAGGCTTTGACGAGGCTCAAGCCGCCGCAGAATTGGGGTATACCACTGCTCAAGGTGATTACGAAAAAGCATACCAGCGGCAGGGCGAATTTCAACAACCATTTATTGATGACGGCGCCCTTGCCCGCGATCAAATTATGCAGCTTATGGGGCTGCGCGGCGATGCAAACGCTGCCAATTACGGCCAGTACGCTAAGGCTTTTGGTACAGACCAGTTTGAGCAAGACCCCGGCTATGCCTTTCGTCAATCAGAAGGATTAAAAGGGCTAGAGCGTTCAGCATCTGCGCGCGGCGGCACATTGTCTGGCAGCGCGCTAAAGGGCATCCAACGGTTCGGTCAAGACTTAGCCAGCCAAGAATTTAACAACGCGTTTAACCGCTATCAGGTTGAACGCGGCGCGCGCCTTGATACGCTTGGCGGGTTGTCATCTATGGGCCAAGCAGCGTCAAACAACATGAGCGGCTTTGCAGGTCAGCTTGGTTCAAACAACGCAGCAAACGCTTTGGCGCGGGCGCAGGCGACATCCGCAAACTCTATAGGGCGTGGGACCACAACGGGCAATCTTGCTATCAATCGCGGGATTGGAATCGGCAATCTTGCTGTCAATCGTGGGTCCGCACTTGGCAGTCTTGCCGTCAATCGCGGCGCGACAACTGGCGGTATTGCTATGAATCGCGGCGCGACAACATCGGCAAACGCTTTGGGCCTTGGCCAAGCAACAGCCGGAACTGCTTTGGGTCGCGCTGATGCAACAACTCAAAATCTTATGAACCAGAACGCAGCAACTAGAGCAAACGATGCGGCGTATTACGGCAACGTAGCTGGTCTTACGCTCGACCGAGGCACGAACACCGCAAATAATGCGTTCTATGTTTCAGATGCCGCGCAACGCGGCGCAGCAAACATAGGTAACGCTGCTATGCAAAGCGCGTACAATATAGGCAACGCTCAAGCGGGAGGCGCGATGAACGCCGGCGCCGCGCGTGCGTCTGGCTACGTTGGGTCTGCCAACGCGTATAACAACGCTCTTGGTCAGGTAGCAAGCTACGCCATGCAGGCGCCCCTAAACAACGCCATGATGAAATATTATGGTAGTAACACCCCGTCGGCACCAGCCACGATGGGTGGCGGGTTCGGTTCTAGCACGGGCTTTTATCTGCCCGGCGTCCCAAGATAAGGTTTTTATATATGGCAAACCAAATGATAGCCCTTCAGACGCGTAACCCACCGCTTCCCGATCCTTCACGGGCCGCAGCGCAGTACGCGAACATGATGAACATGGCGTCGCAACAGCGCGCAACACAGCTTCAAGCCGAGCGCACACGTCAGGAGATGGACTACGCCCGCGCTAGCGAAGGCCGCGCCGCGCAGACGCAAACAGCGGCTATGCGTAAATCAGACCAAGATTACCAAATTGCCGATATGACGCGCCTTCGCAATATTGGCCTAACTGTTTTAAAAAGCGGTAACGAAGAAGCGTACCAAGACTTGTTAGGTATGATAACTCAATCAGACCCGCAGTTTGGCGCTACAATTCGCAAAGTTGCACCTACACTCGCAGCTAACCCTAACGCATTGCGGTACGTTATTGACGAAGCTACCGACTATTTATCTAAGAATACATCCCAGCGTACATCTACAGGCGAATTTGACGCCCAAGGCGATTTGGTTCTAATGGACCTCGGCGGTGATGAGCCACCGCGCATACGTTCAGGCGTTGCTACTGAAGACCCTTATATACCTCCAGCTAAAACAACGCCAGCGCCGCAGCAGCCGACGCCAGTTGCAACCGTTGGCGCCGGCACACCGATGCGGGCAACACGCGGCGCTAACACAACACCGCGCGACCTTATGCAGCAGGGTATGGACCCGCGCAACATCCCTTCAGGTATGCCTACGTCACGGCCAATATCCTTTAACCAAAGCGATATGGCTACGCCAACCGCAGGCCCGATAGCGCCTGACGTAATGGCAAGCATTGTTGACTCTGCGTTCCAAACAGGCGTCATGGCACAGGTAGACTTTGACCAGATCATAGCCGCGCAGCCGCCGCAAAATAGGCAGGCGCTTACGGACGCTTTCCAGCAAGCCAACATTTCGTTGCAAGCTGACGCACCGTCGCTAGCTGCTAGCGGAATGGGCCAGCAGCCAATGGCGCCTAATCCAGTACAAAGACCGCAGTCGCAGTTTGCTGATATGCGCGGCCCACCAGCGCAATCGTCGTTTGCCGATCTAGGCGGCCAACCGCAGATGCAGAATACGCTGGCGCAATATAGAGTTGGCGAACAAATTAAGGGCAAGAACCCAAGCCTGTCGCCAGCCCCCGGCATTTACGGCGTACCTACCGGACAGGTAGCAGCAACATCGCAGGCACAACGTGCATCAAAGCAAGAAGTTTATGATACGGAATTGGCAAAAATTAGAGCGGCGCGTGATGCTGGGCCTGCGCCAGTAACGGCGCAGCAGAAAATTGCACGTAAGAGTGAAGTGGCACAGGCGTACAGCAAAGCGCAGACGCTTATAGACAAAGCGTACAACCCGAAAGAAGGCATTATCTCGATAGCCAATAAAATCAAAATGCTTTCCCCCGACCAGAAGGAAGCTATTACTGGCTACAGCGGGTACGTTCCTTCGTTCCGCGAATCCAGTAGAGAAGCGGACACGCTTTTTGGCAACTTAAAAGGTGTTGTTACTTCGCTGGGTAAAGATGCTGCCGCTGCTTCTGGCGCCGTTGGAAATATGGCGGTGCAAGAATGGAAGATTGCTGCCGACATGATTGCCAATCTTGATCTTGCAAATATGACACCCCGCGCGCTTGACGCGCAGATGGACCGTATCATCGAACAAGTTCGCAACGCAACCAATCTTGCTGAACGAGTGTACGATATTCAGTACGGCGATGATGTTAAACAATACCCTGCGTTTAAGCTGAGAGGAACTCCGCCCGCCAGAACAAAAACGCCGGTAGCTAAAGGTGGGTCTAGGATTTCGCCTGACATTGACAAGATATTGAAAAGCCGCGGCATATGAGCGTGCGCGATCTACAGCGTCTGGAAGCCGGCATCCGCCAAGCGCACAAGCAAGGTGACACCAAAACGGTTGACGTTCTTGGTGCAGAACTGCGGCGCGTTCAAAAAATGCAGCCACCAAAGAAAGCGCCGCCTGAGCGTTCGTTGATCGGTGCGGTCGTAGAAGGCGCGACCAATATCCCATCCAGTGCTGCCGAGTTTGCAACAGGGCTTTACACCGCCGTCACTAACCCCATTCAGACGGCTAGCAGTATGATGGACCTTGCGGCAGGCGGTTTGAAGACGGGCGCGGAAAAAGTGCTACCGAAGAATGTGTACAATTTTATCAATGATATGGACCGCGACCCTAAATCGGCGGACCGCGCCATGCGTGCGGCTCGGCAATTTGGCGGCCAGATGGCTGACCGCTACGGTACATATGACGCTATTAAAAATACGTTGGCGACTGATCCAGTAGGTTTTGCGGCGGATATGTCTACGTTGCTATCCGCCGGTTCCAGCGTTGCGGGCCGCGTGGGTAAAGTTGGCACAGCCAACACACTAAATAAAATGGCGCAAGCCACAAACCCAGTAAACGTACTAAAGCCTGCGGGTCGGGTTGTTGCCAAAGCCGCCCAGCGGGCGCCACTTAAAATCGCCAATGCTTTGGCACCTAAGTCGGCGGCGTATATGGAAGCTGCCGAAGGGCGTGCGCCTGAACTTATTGCCCAGCTTCGCGCGCCCGGTGAGATCGTACCCGGCAGCAGACCAACCGCCGCGCAGCAAGCGTCGCCTTTGAACTTGACTAAGTTTTCTGCAATGGGCGAGACTAGCGCCAAAGCAAAGCCCTCTGAATATCTGGCCCGCGCAAACGAAGCCGAAGCTGCGCGCCTTACCAGCCTTCGGACAGTTGGTGGAACGCCAAATGATATTACGGCGGCAAAAACCGCACGCAGAACAGCTACAGACCCGCTATACGCGGCTGCTGAAGCGCAGAAATTCCGCGCCGATCCGAAACTTATGGTGTTGGCTGATGACCCTTACATCAAGCAAGCAATGCCAGATGCCGCGCGGCTTTCTGCATCGCAGGGCGTGACGTTTGACACTAACCCAACGCGGTATATCCATAACATTAAAATTTCGTTGGATAAGATGCTTACGAAAACTGGCGAAACTGCGTTGGCGTCTACTGAACGCGCGCAAGTTGCAAAGGTAAAGACGCAACTGGTTAATTGGCTGGAGTCTAAAGCGCCTGAGTACGGTGCGGCGCGCACGACATTTGCTGAAAAGTCTAAGCCGATCAACCAAATGGAAGTCGGTCAGTATCTTGAAGGTAAACTTACTGCACCGCTAAAAGGCGGAGCGGAGCGCGCTGGCGCGTTTGCTACCGCCGTAAAAGACGCGCCGGGGACGTTGAAGCGCGCGACTACTGGCGAAGCGCGGTTTAAGGAACTGACTGATGTGCTAACGCCTGAGCAGGCGGGTGTTGTTAATGCTATACGCGACGATTTAAATCGCGCCCAGACTACCAAAACGCAAGCCCAGAAGGGCGCAGCCGCCGCGCCGCGCATTTCTCAGTTGGCGTCGCAGATTGGAGATGCGCCTGCGCTGCTAAACCGTGCCGCGACCATTGCAAACACAATCTTCAACCGTCTTCAGGGCCAAATTGATCGCAAGTTAGCTATCGAAATCGCCACAGAAATGCTTGACCCACAAGCAGTTGCAGCGGCTGTAGAAAAAGCAATGGTGCGGGAGAGAAGGGCAGCTACAACAGGCCGCGTTACGGGCGCCGCCGCTCGTGGTACAGGTAAAGTCTTGGGTTCGGGAGCCGTTAAGGCCGCCGCGCAGACGCAGAACATTATGACGCAGGCGCAAAACCAAAACGCCATGAACAATATATACGGGATTACTGATTTCCCTGACTTTGATCCTGAATCTGGCAACCCGCTGGTAGATATTGATTACTCCGAAGGTTACCCTGTACCGATATACGGCACGCTGCCTGAAAATATGCGGTTTAAGTCTCCTAATTTCAAATCTCCTAATGCTATGAGGCGCTAAGTATGGCTACTATCGACGAAACACAAGCGCAACTTAACACGCACGAACAGGTCTGCGCGTTTCGATATGAAAGTATCTGCGCCCGGATGAAACGTCTGGAAAGCATTGGTATTGGTGCTTGCGGAACTATCATTGTACTGCTGGTTAGCATACTAGTAAGCCTGTTACAAAAAGGCGCTGTATGACTATAGTCTTAGGCCAGCGCAGTTTGTCACGGCTTGAAGGCGTCCACCCTGATCTGGTGCGTGTGGTCAAGAAGGCGGCTGCA